TTACGTTTTAATGATTGGTAAGCTTTTAAACCTTTATCGTTGGCAATTTTAGCCTCATACTCAAATCGACGCTTAGTTTGCTCTTGATAGCGCTTGTGAGCAGTTTCGCTAGCGATTCTGTTGATCATTCCACGAATCCATTCAAGTGTCTGCCTCAATTTAGAATTTGACCAAATACTGGCAAAAAAACCTTGTGGATTGTGTTTAGTTTTGGCTAGTTTGACTGCAAATTCGAATTCCTCTGGATAATGAATCTGACGATTCCTAAACATTGGCAAGTATTTGAAGTTATCAATTAACTCAACAGCGTCACCTAGCGATTTAATCATGCTATTTTTACGCTTAGCACTAGAAATATACATTAAGTTATCCTCTTCTCATATGTTGATTAAATTTGAGGCATAGAAAAACAACCCTTCCAGGTTGTTTTTTCTAACTTAGATTGTAAGTATTTTTATAATAACACACTTAACATTCTATTGCAATAGATAAATATTTGGTTCCAGTGCGTATCACTGAATGGTATTGTGTTTAAAGCAGCCTAGCTGAATAACGGTATCACAGTGATTTTTCGAGCAAAGAAACGAGCGTTTAATCCACGATATTTTAGTGTAAAGGTTGTTTTTCCAGGGTTTAACCCAGTTAGCAACTCATGATATGAAGTAATTATAGCAGTTGCGCCATCATTGCGCGTTGCAACATTTTGGTCTGGATTAATCGAGTTCGCCCCAGTGGCAGCAAATCCAACCATTTTAGCATTAGCGCTACCATAGCTACCGCAAGAGATTAGCACCAAAACCGCTCCTGATGTCGGTACGTCGACTTCCACTGATGGGCCAACTCCTCCTGGAGCATCGCCGAACTCGGCTGAATTATAGGCGAAATCATCGAACTTATAGATAGTTTTAGTGCTACCAAAACTAGTTTTATTTAAATGTTCTGGTTTAATCGCACCATTGCCAATTCCAGTTCCATTGCTTAAAGCGAGAATATTAGCTACAATTTGATTCAACTCGCTAGCAGTTAAGGTATCTAGTGGAACAAAATTCATTGACGGATGAGGTAAAGCCATTATAAACTCCTTTCATAATATTTATTACTCCACATAAAATCACTGAGTGAAGATTTTTCTAAAGCTGATTTAATATATTCAAAATCAAAAGTTGCGGCAATCTCATCAAGCATTTTTTCAACAGTAATCTGATCTTGGTCTGATGTTAAGATGAATAAACTGAAATTAAGCTCATTATCACCATCTTTAACCTGATAATTTTTAGCGTATCTAGTTAAGATAGTATCACTAATTTGTGCAATATTTTGTTTGTCAAAATAGACAACTCCTGGCGCGTTGTTTTTAGTAAATAACCCGTCCGCTGGTATTGCTTGCCAAATTGCAATTCTATCAACGTAAATATTCATCGTTAAACCTTCTCGATATCCTTAATATTTAATGCGTCCCACACTTGTCCTCGAGCCGATAGCACAGCTCGATCGCCGATTAATTCGGTAATGGTATACGTAGTATCGTATTGAATCAAACTTGTCCCATTGTAACTAACTAGCCTAATCGGCTTAACTACATCACCAACACTAAACTGAGTTGGTTGTGGTGCTGGCTGATTAGTATTTAAAATCTCATCAACTTTAGATTGTACAGTGTCGTAATTATACCCAGCTTCGGTCAGTCTACGTTTTCGTTCGTCGCCATTGCCCCAATCACCACGAATAACCTGCCGAGCTATTTCATCAACTGATAATGTTGGAGCTGGTGCTGGAGCAGGGGCTGGTTTTGGAACTTCGGGTGCAACCATTCCAGCTGGCTTACAATAAGTCGCTCCAACGGCTTCCAGATTAAGGTAATGAGTTGAAACTCTTAATGGTGTCCAATTGGCGTCATTGACGATATTTTTATCTGAATCAACCACTACACCAGTATGACCAAACTGTCCACTGTTATAACTGAAAATCGCACCAGCTTCCTTGCCACATCTGACGAATCCAAACTTATTAACCAAATAATCCACCATTTGATTTCCATTGACTGGGCCGTAATCTGGATGTGGTGCATAATTCATTCGAATACCAGTCGCCAAGTAGTAAGCGTATTTAGAACATTGCCAGCCTTTACCGCCATCATTATCTCCATCAGCTAAACGGCGTGATAATGGATTAATGCTTGCGCCTCGACCACTAATAACTTCCTCAACCTGTTTTTTCTCTGGTTCGGCCTGTTTGTCGGTTTGATGGTCGTTGGTTGTCCATTTTGGAGTAATAGCATCAATAATTGCTTGAGTCACACTACCAGCCTGTTTAGCGAGTTTGTCATAATCAGCTTTAGTTGAATCAATCTCGACTTTAGTATTTTTCAGATTAACAAAATTCTTAATATTGTTAAAAGCGTTTGTCAAATACCAAACACAGCCACCAATAATTGCTGCCGTTAATGCTGGTAGAGACATCTCACCTAAGGCACTCAAATTAGCACCAACTAAATTGCCATACCATTCAACCAGTTTCATAATGACTACAAAACCAACAATGCCGATTGACATCACCACTGCTTTCATCAAGTCTTGAAACATTTTCTTCCACGACCATTTTAAGTCTGGCGTGAACAATACTTTTGCTACACCAATAATTAAGTCGATGAGATAAGCTCCTCCTAAAATCCCAACGCCGATTGCTGCTGTTATGATTTGATTTAACATAATAACTCCTTTTGATTTATTTCATACCGCCTCGAAAGACGAAAGCTATAATTCCACTAATGATTGAAGTAATCACTGCTAAAGTGATTTTAGCTTGGCTTTGTTCGCCTTTTTCAACCCGGTCACTGAGGTTTTCTATAGTAACACTCATGGCTGCTATCTCTTTCCCGAAGTCGGTTAACAGATCTAACTTGTTGTTAGTTTTGTCTTGCGCCTCCTTAACACTTTGGAGCATAGCTCGTAGCTCAGCCACTTCACTTGCTAGCGTTACATTGCGACATTTACTATTGTTAGTCATGCCTTAATTCTAATTTTAGGAGGTGTGTCATGACTACAACTCGAATGGCGATTTAAAGGTGGCAATTCTAGCTGTAATTAAGTTGTCATTAGCACCAACATACATTGACCCATTAAAGTCAAAATTAATGATTTCACACACAATTCTGACTATTTGTGCTGAAATTCGTTCAATACGTACAGCAACTGGTTGAGATGTTGTCATGCCAGCAATCGTAACATTCTCTATTTCAGTAAACAAACAGACGCACGGCTGCCAATTATTATTTTTAGAGCTTTTCATTAATACTCGCATTGGCGCGCTAGTTGTACCAAGAACACGTTGCGTTTCAAATACTTTTTTACCACCTGGTGGAATACTGAATCCTCCAGTGATGTGAATACCAACAATGCCACTTGCATCATTTTTTAATGTAGCATAGCCAGAATTAGCAATGTATCGGTTAATCCTATGGCTCATCAGCGTAAATCCTGTAATAATGCACTTTATTATCAGCCTCAAAATAAATATTTTGTTCATCAACACTTACCAACCCATCGCCTAAGCTACGATTATAAAGTCCAGTAGTTCCCTCAGTCCAAATGTCAATTTGAGGTAAAAAACCTAAATTATGTGACACTACTACACGTCCATTGCGCACGTCTGCCATCCCGCTTACTGCTAATTTACAATAATTAAACTCTGTATTGTGTATAAACTTATTAGTTGCTGTAGAAGATGTTTCTGAACAATCTAGCAGATTATCGTCTGGTGCAAAGCCAAATATTCGATAATAAATTTGAACATCTCGTATTAGGTTGCGATCCGCAAAGATTATCTCTTGTGAAGTGCTTAACAAGTCGCATATAATCCGATCATTCGGAGCATATGGATCGTCAAAAAAATCATATGATGTATTAAAATTCGCATCAAACGACCAACTGCCTTTCAAAAGTGGACGAAACGGCAAGCCATGATTAAATCGATAGCTAGAGGTAATACTGTTAGCTCTTGAAATAAAACTCCCTTGATTAAAATATGCTATTTTTTCAATCGGGTATTCAGTATTTAATAAAAACTGTCGCGGATCGGTCATTATTTCTCCAATTCTTCAATCACGTCAATACCATCTTTGGTGTTATAAATACGTACTTTACCATTTTTTGGATTAGCGCCAATTAGAATTTGGCGTACACCGTCTTGATTTGAATAGATAAAGCCACGAGCATCAACTCGCGTAAGTTCTCTTCCATTTCGCTTAACCACTAAACTGCCCTCATTTTGATTAAGGGAAATATTACCATTTAATGTCGAGATTGATTTTTGTCCTCTTAAGTTAATCACTTCACGCATATTAGAAACTTAAAACATCCTTTCCGTTAAGTTGTGATTTATCTAAAACAAACCAACTACGAGAAGTATGCTGTTTGGCTCGTAGCTTCATTGTCATGCCAAAATCGCTCATTGATACTGAAATATGTGTAATGCGATACTGTTTTGACTCACCATTAAGTTGGATTTCGATAATATCATCAAGCTGTAAAGCTAGATTGCCTTTAATCTGCAATTCAATTAATGGCGTGAGGCTAGCATATCCATCAAATACAGTAAAAGCAAAGCTCTTAACGCCTTCATAATTTTGTAAAAATGGATTTTCCTGAATCTCTAGGAGGTGATCATTGTCTTTACTCCAGCTATCATCAAATGCTTCATAATTTAGCTCATCAATTTGCTTGGCTGGCTCGCCCCATAATTCTAATTCATCAATTTCCACTGAAAATAAGTTTTTGTTAGTGAAAGTAACTTCGCAAGAACTTGTCATTAACTCTCCAGTTGCAGTGATCAGGTTGTTTACGGCGTGACCATCGGAAGTTTTGGCTGTAAACCAAGACACATGACTACCAACCCCTAGCTGTGGTGGTTGAGCGCTAAAGCAAGGATCTTCCAGGCTTAATGACATCTTAAGAGTTCCGTCTGCTGGAATGACCCATAAGTTATTAGTCGAATCACCAGATGGATCTTTTTTATGAATAGTTTGAAACTCCTGGACTTCACGTAATGGTGTGGTAATTTTAATATGATTGACGATATCGCTCTTACCAGTTGCAACGATAGAAACAATATCCTTTTCGGTTAAAATTAAAACTGGCGTGTCAGAAGCTTGTTTGCGTGAGTTAAAGCGGATAATACCTTGCTCATCAAGCCATAACCGACCCATTTCGGCCTGTAATAAGCTTTTAATCGCTTCACCAGCTTTCTGGCTTTTTTCAAAAAATACAAAAGCAATCTTATTAACACCTCTAGCTAAACTCATTTGAGAGTCAAGAATGCCAAACTGTTTGAAGATGTTTCTTAAAATGACATCAGTTGTTACGTCTCTCATAGCGATAGTTTGATTTAGAGACATCTCAAATATTTCACCTAAAAAATCTAAAGCATGAAAACTAGCAGTCCGTGCATTTTCATCGAGATCAGGCATATCTTGTGTTAAACCAATAAATTGGGGTAGTAGACCAGCTCCCTGATAACCAGCTAGCAGTCTCAATGGGCGTTTCGGCCGGATATGCTGAGCAAGTGGAGATTTGCTATTTGGGTTAAACTTATTGTCAAAGTTATTAAGAGTGACATCTGCCATTGCAGATTGCACAAAATAGGGGAATTCGATACTACGCTCAAACTCAAGTGACATCACTCGATCATCATATTGATCATAATGATAAGTATCCCAAAGCTGCAATGGGTTATCGGAAGCTGATTTTAAAAGTGATTTACCGTCAAGCTTACTTTTATTTAAAGTAAACCATTCAACGCCAGCAACTTTCTTCTTGTCAAAAGACACCCGCAGACCATAATCTAGGGGTATAACATCACTTTTTGATAGCTCATGGAATCTATCTGTTGTAGATTGCATCAAGCCTCCCTTAGGGTAATTGTAACGTTTTCTAATAAACCACAATTATCGATAATAGTTCGGTCGTTAATCGACATACGCACTGGCACATTGTTGATGCTAAGATGCTGACAAGTTAATTTAGGATATTTAAAATTCGTCCATTGTCTATCGTAAAAACCACGCAATTTTAAATAATCTTCTTGACTCATAAAAGACCAAGTGTGTGACCACTCACGTTTGCTTTTAGTGAAGTAAGTACTCATGCTGTTGTCTAAGCCAATAACATCGCTAGCGCCTTCTAACGGTTTTTCAGTCAAAGGAACTTCTAAATTATCAAAAGTCTCAATGACTGTCTCATCTGATAGAGTTATTGTAATCATTTACACAATTCCTTTCGCTTTTTGAGATTGATTAATAGCTTGGACGATCTGTTCGGCTACTTTGCGTCGCTCGATTGCTGAAGTAGCAAAAGTACCATTAACATTAATATTGATAGTTTGCTGGTTATTGGTAGTGCGGTTAATTTTATCCCATTTTGGCATACCAGTATTTTGATTAACCATTTCCTGAGGCAAAACGTACTCACCACGGTGAACAATACCAGCTGGTTCATATTTACTACCACGCCCCGTAAAACCACCAATGCTGAATCCACCACCCCCTCCACCAGCACCGCCGCCGCTATGTCCGCCACTGCCTAATCCTGACATTTTTCCTTTTATGCCACCCCAAGTCCATAACCATCCACCTCCAAATAAAGCAAATGGTCCGTATTCCGCAATGTTTCTGAAGCCACCAGCTATATCTTTTCCAACTTGTCCAAAAGAATCCCAGAATCCAGCACCAGATTGTTTTCCTAATTGCTGAATCCTATCTTTAATCTTATCAACCTCTTCCATAACACCTTTCTGAAATTGATTTCCAATACCAATTCCTCCGGTGTATGCATCTTGTGCTTGTTTATTATAGTTAGCAATCTGCTCATCACGACGACGCTGTAATGATTGAATCTCATCGTCAAGCATTAAACCGCGTACCTTGCTGATCTCATCACGGTGACGATTCATGAAAGCATTTTCTTTATCTAAATCGGCCTGTAGCTCAGCGATACGTTTATCTCGACGCTCTTTTTCGATGTCAAGCTGAGCTTGGTTATCAGCTTCGAGTTGCTCCATTTGCTTTCGATGCAATGTGGTTTCCTTAGCTAATTGGAATTGAAGCTGGGCGAGTTTTCTCTTGTTAAATTCATTATTATATCTCTGTAAAAAATTGATTTGTGTAGTCAAGACTTTAACTTTTTTATCATGACTTTCTTGTTCTTTGCGCTGTTGTTTGCCAAACTCAATAGTGCGTTCTTTGACTTTTTGGTTATAATCAGCGTTAGCATCGGCAATTTGTTTAGTTAAGTCGTCAATAGTTTCCTGATGACGTACGCCAATACCTTTTAAGTCTCGGTAATAATCATCCCAGACTTTAGATATTTTTTCCTTTAGATCAGCAATCTTCTTGGCTGCTTTTGAGGCGCTCTTACTAACACTATTCAGCCCACCACTAGCTTTCTTGGCATTATCTGAAGTATTTGCCATTCCTTTGTTGAGTTTATCTATTGCATCGGCAGCAGCCATTCCCGCCCCAACACCAGCAATCGCTCCTAGTGCAAGCGTAATCCACCCAAGCGGCCCAGCTGCTACTTTAGCGACAGTGGCTAAGACAGCAATTGCTTTAGAAACTGCAAAAATTGTTCCAACAACGCCAATAAAGACGCTGGCTCCGACTGCAACCGTAGCAATCATATCTTTGTTATTTTTAATAAAATCAGCTGCTGAGTTAATGAACCCACCAAAAGCGTTGTTAACTAATTCACCAATTCTTGCATTTAGTTGTTCAGTGGCGGCTCCGAACCTAGCTTGTCCACCAGCTGCAGTTTCACTTAATTTAGCTGCATCACCAACTTGTGCATTAGTTTCGCGCATAATACCATTAAATATCGCCTGACGTATACCAGCGTTACTCGAAGCGTTCATCAAATCTTGTGCGGAATAACCAGCCTCTTGAAGCATGACTGACAAGTTTTTAGTCACACCGGCGTTATCAACAAGGGTGGAGTTACCATTTTTAATACCTTCAGTAGCACCACGAATAGCCTCACCAAATTCTAAAGAACCTTGACGGCCAAAAGCCGCTGAATCCTTGAAACGTTGCATCAAGGTAATTGCTTGATTGAGTCCAAAGCCAGCAGCTAGTAAGTTTTTAAGTCCGGTTGCCGCATCACCAACTGACATTAAGCCATCAGAAGCTAGACTTCGCGCCGCTTGCTCAGCACCTCGGCTATCACCAATGAATGCTGCTGAGACAGACCGTAAGCCAAGCATTGCGCTTTCGTAACGATTAGCTGCGGCTGAGGCATTTGTAAATATTCCAACTGAACCCTGAATACCTTTATAGGCAACAGCTACTGCACCAATAGCTGCTGCAGTTTCATAAAAACTTTTCTTTGTTGATTCTGGAACACCTTGGACTTTTGTGCCAATATCTAAATCACCTCGATTTTTAACAGCATCAGCAATACGCTTATTAATATTGTTCAGCTGTTTATCTAAATCCGAGGCGTTGATTTT